TGAAAGTGATAGTAGGAGTTAAAGAGAAAGCTGTTACTTCCCAGTCACCAGGTGCTACTGTGTTAACTGTCACACTCACTACATCATCCTGCGGGATTAAGGCAATCCCATGCAAGCCGCCTGAGTTATTCTCACAGCTCTTGGCAACCGCTTCTAAAGCTTGGCAAACATTTGGCATGATTAAAGAGTATTAAAGAGCCCCCTTTGCAGAGGGCTCAAGATTATTATTAAGAATAGAAAACGATTTCAGTAGGGTTCACGAAGTGGAAGCCAATCTTCATATCCGCACGAGTACGGATGTAAGGCTCAGCAACAGTGTCACGTAGGTTAACCGCACGCAAATCAGAGCTATCTCCTTCAGCATCGAACGCATAGATAAGGTTATCTTTCAACGTGATAACAAAGGTGTTATTAGACATCCCTTGGCACTGAACGATTTTGATACCTAAGTAAGTCAAAGACAAATCTTGAGTGATGTATGCATTGGTGTTACCTGAAGCTACTCCTAATCGGTATATGTTTACCAATTGAGTAGGAAGGTAGATGCGTAGGTCCTCAGTCTTGGAAGCTACAGATGCAGGCAATGCAGCGAATGCAGTAGAGATAGCAGTCTCAAGAGCAGTGAAGTTACTAATAGTACCAGTACCACCGTTGATAACCCCACCAGGTCCTACAGCAGCAGTCAACTTTTTCTCATAACCATCACACAATGCAAGTGTAGGGTTCAATGAAGTTGTATCACCTTGCCAACGGATGCTTTCGATGTCTTGAGCTACAGTCTTAGCCATAGTTTCCCAGTAAAAATTCATGAAAGATGCAACAGAGAAATCGCTGTTAGATCCTTTAGTCATTTGCAAAGAAACGAATGATTGCTCAAGGTCAAACTGACAAATTTGAGCCATAGCAGATACAGCACAAACGTCAATCAACACTGCACTCAAGTCATCAGTTGAGCCTGGAGTTGGCCATGCACAGGTAGATGATTGTAAAACGTTACCGAAAACAACAGTACCAAGTTTAGTCTGATATTTAACACCAGGCAAAGTACGGAAGTTGTTAGGTACATCCGACGTTAAGTAGGCAGCGGAGTAGAATGCCTCAGGGTTAGCAGCCAATAAAGCTGTTGGGTCGACTTGTAGGTCGAATTTTAATTTACGCATTTTATTTAGAATTAAATTGGTTAAACTTTCTTAGGTTCTCAGCAAGCATAGTCTTAGCATCAATCTCAATAGTCTCCTCTTCTACCTCAGTCTCAGCTCCAAGAGCCTCCTCTAATTGACTTTTAAGCTCAGCTACTATAGCTAACACTGAATTGATTTGCTCAGCTATCATCGGCTGAACAATAGCAAGGATAGCCTCAGCATCCATAGCAGGGTCAACAGCAGCCTCAACTTCCTCCTTCACTTCCTCCTCTTCCACTACAGTATCAGCCATTGCCACTTCCTCTTTCTGCTCCATGGTCTCTTCGACTTTTTCCTCTTCTTTAATTTCGACTACTTGGCCATCCTTGACCACGTAGATCTTGCCCTCAATGAGGTGCTCTCCATCCGGTAATTGCATATTATATTTAGATTTTAGTTTCATACCCATGAAGCCCTCAATGCTGAAACCAACCTGGTCCTCTTCAACCAGTTTATTGTAGTAGTCAATATCAGTTATTTGAGCTGTTAGCATCAACGTACCTGCAGGCACCTCGATGCCATAGGTAGTGTATGCTTTGTCAAGCTCGGGCTTATCTACCAACCATGCCTCAAGAATGTAGGCAGGTACTTTTTTCTCTTCGTTGTGCTCAAGGTTAAACTTAGCAGAGTTAACTAACTGCTGCATGAACTTAGAATGCATTGCATCTATCTCCTCAACCGTGAACTTAACCATGTACTCCTCATCAGTCTCATCATCTCTACGATAGATCTCCATAGGTATCATGGCAGGTGCAGTGATACGATACTTCAAGCCATCTTTGAAAGCCAATGCTTTGGTTTGTTGGTTGAAGGCCATCCCCTTTACTTTGATAGCAGGCTTAGACGTGAAGGCAATAGCCTCAATGCCTAAGTCCTCACCACCCTCTGCATACTCAGGGTCAATGGTAATGGTGTAGATTGGTAACTCGGTCACGTTTATATTGTTTTTTTTCTATATTTGTTCAAAAATTGCATATGATTAAAATACTTGACAAGGAAATACCTAACCTAATCACCGAACTGACGGTGGAACAATTTGAACAGATCACTGATTTAGGCAGTGATAGCAACCTGGACCCCATTGAAAAGCACCTCAAGATATTTGAGTACCTTGGGATACCTGAAAAGGACTTCAATGACATGGAAGTTGAGGACTTTATTAAGATTGTGCAGGAGTTCAATAGCCATCCGCAACTTGAATACCCTACCATTGATACCCTTGAGCATGAAGGATACACCTACAAGGCTGAAATGAAGATGACCGTGAGGGATACAAAGCTCATTGAGAAGTATTCATTGGCTAAGGATAAGGGCTATGTCTCTAAGATATTGGCTGTGTTTTTCAAACGTGAGGACCTTGGACCTGTTGAGCACTACACTGATGCACACCTGAAGCACAAAGCTAAGTTTTTGGCTAAACAACCTGCAGGGCTTGCTATTCCATACATAACATTCATAAGTGAAAAAATTAAACAACAAGCTCCCAAGCAGTTGGAAGGAGGTAACTCTGGAGGAGTGGACGGAGATAGCGAAGATTGATAAAGAGCAGGGAGCCATCCACTACAATAGTGAGGTCATTAGTATACTCACCGATATAGATGTAGATGAGCTTGACATAGAAGAGCTGCAGGAGTTGGTGGATAGCTGTAAGTGGTCCACCTCCGAGCCTTCAAAAAACTACAAGCATGAGGTAGAGGGGATGAGGCTCAAGGCTTTCAACAAGCTAACGCTCTATGAGTACATTGACCTGGACTATTTCTGCATACAAGGATACCTAATCAACCTACCCTACATCTTAGCTATCCTGTACCGGCAAACCAAAGAGAATGAATGGGGTGAGGTAGTTTGGGAGCCGTATGAATATGACTGCAAAGAAAGAGCTGAGAAGCTACTTGATCTACCTATCACTGATGTGTATGGTGTTATCAAGGACTTCCTTAAGTTTCGTGAGCAGTTTCTTAACACCTATATCAACCTATTCGAGGACCCACTACCTCCAGAACCTGAGGAGGGTTATGATGATGAGGAAGAGGACCCGGATACTGAGCCCGAAAAGAACACAGCAAAGTGGTCATGGGAGCTGTTGATATACAACCTGTGCAATGGTGATCTATCCAAGTCCGATGCCATAGGAGGCCTACCCCTTTACTATGTTTTTAATATGCTTGGAATGAAAAAAGAGTTAGACATCTAACGGGCTACCAACAGTGAAGCCTGCAGGAGGGTCAACCGGTACGAAGTTGTATACAATCTTTTGGTCCTTAGCCAATACCTCAACCGCTTCCACCATTGGGTAGTTCTGAGTTATCCATTCAGTGTACTGAGAATAGATTTCTGTTGTCAATCCTTCACTGCTCATGCGGTCAGTAAACTCACTAACAATATCATAGGGAGGTATCACCCCACCATTCCACAGATAGGCTCCGTTGTTAAGGAAAATAAAGTAATACATGGCAATGATGTCAATCTCAAGCTTAGCGAAGCCTGTCACCCTTGCATTGATACGCACCGAGTCAACCAATGTGCCCTCCTGATAGAGCCCCTTGCTCATGATTATCCTCTTGAGTAGTGCTGCCATCCTTCTCCTGGTAGGATACTTCACATAGAAATTGCCATCCTTTTTATATCGTGCCATCTAACAAATCTTTTGGGATACATATAGTAGTACCCTCAGTAGTGAATATATGAATGTATATCTCATCAATCTCCTCCCATTCGGTGAAGGTGTAGGTAATATCGTTGACTGTTACGCTATGCATACTTTTGTACTGTTATTCTTTTCCATGCTGCTATATCGGTGGCTGAGGATGAATGCTGCACGGTAAAGATGAGGTAATTATCTACGGTCTTATTGAAAGGTATTAAGCTAATGGCACTTGTAGTGTAATCCGTTGGTGAACTGGTACCTGTATTAAAACAATTCATGTTAGTAAGGTCCACATATATGTTTCTTTCAAACCGTTGGAACCTTACACTTGTACTCATTATACCTGCTGAACCGAGAAATGTTGCACCTGTTAAGCTGTTGGTGGTGTTGATGTAAAAGCGGAATGTGGTTGAACCTGCACCACTGACATTGGTTCTGTCTATAAAGGCCTTAATGTAGATGGTGTTAGTTGTAGCAATAGAATTGGCAGGTATCAATACGGTTGCACTGATGGTATTAGCCAATCCATTCACACCTAAGCCATAACCATTACCAATGGTAGAGGGGTTACTACTACCACCTGAAGCTGCATCGATTATCTGCTGTCCTGTTATAGCTGTGTTCACAGGTTGCCCTCCTACTATCTGTGTACATTCGATAAGGTCAGTGCTCTGTAGGTTGCCAGTGTGAGGGGTTAACCCCTGCCTCCAATCACCCCACCAATTAGGTATGCTCATACTTATATTGTCAAAGCTCCGCTAAATGTTTATTGTAGTGGCACGTCACAGTCAGTCCAGTTGTCTACCTCCAAGGTAATGGTCATGACGTAGCCTGCTGCATAGTCAAGTAGGTCATTGTTCAATGCAGTGAATGAAGGTATCCCTGATACATCCATGCTGAGGTCATTGCTAAAGGTGAAATAATTATACAGGTCCATCAGTATCTGATGCGTATCACTCAGGATGGTTATGATGTTAGCCCTATCCTTTTGGATGATGTCAAAGCAATAGATGTCAAGGGTGAAGATGTTGGTGTTCTCAGTGTTGCTAACTGATACCGGCACAATGAACACGATAGGATACTTCTCGTCCTTAGTGGCGAAGTTAGTCATCTGCTCCTTGAAGTCAGCTCCCACCTTCTTAACCTGAAGGTGAGAGTTGTAGAAGGCTTCTATCTTATTGATGGTGGACTGTAAGCTGATCATAGTTCTGCGTTCTTGTTAATTCTGTTAATTCTATTCTGTGTGGATGTCATGGCTGTCTCACTCACCACCGCTGTGACTGTGATGCCTGAGCTCTCAGTGGATGTGCCACCTGCACTCATGGTTCCGGATGTGTTACCTTGACCAAAGAGTTGTGCCGCTTGAGGTATAACCTGGGCAGCGGACCCACTTGCTTCAGCACCACCGCCTCCACCGCCACCGCCTCCACCACCTGCAGAAGGTGTACCTCCTGAAGATAGTATCTGCTTTGCCTTGGCAATGTTGGTAGCTATCTGAATAATACCGGTAGCAAACTGAGCCACACCTGCAGCACCGAACGTGGCAGCATTGGCAGGGTTAGCTGATGATGCAGCAACCAATGCAGAGATAGCCTTGGCTGTATCAATACCTATCTGTACCAATGCCGATGCCTTGTTGAACTTCTCAAGTTTCTTTTGGTCCTTTATCATCATGCCTGCAAGGTTACTCACCCCATTGAATATATCAGAGCTTGCTTGGATGAGGGCATCCCTTTTCTTTTTAGCCTCCTCAACCTGTCTCGCATCTGCAGCCTGTTGTATCTTCTCTTGGTCATCCAGGTACTTATTCTGTAGCTCAAGTAATAGAGCAGCGTTACCTTCTGCAAGTTTACGCTCCTCCTCATACTTCACCCTTAATGCTTCGAGTTCACGGGTCTCCTGGTCAGCCATTGATAGCTGAAGGTCTGCCTGTTTCTTAGCACGGTCCTCTGCTTTCTTTTGGTCCTCCATTGCACGTTGTTGATCGTACAATGCAAGTATCTCATTTCTTTTTTCCTCGGTCAGTGTAGTATCAGCAATGGCAGCCTCACGGAGTTTGTTGTACTTATCATTCTGAATAGCCAACTCCTTAGCCTCACCTTCAGGCATGAGTGCTATCTTAATTTGAAGGATAGCATCATTGGCCTTCTTTTCATTGTCAAGTAGCTTTTGCTTCTGTGCCTCACCCTGCTTATCCAGTTCCTGCTGTAGCTGAGTCTCATACATCTTTTGGAAGGCTATCTTTTCAGCAGCGTTCTTGCTCTCATCCTTCTTAAGGTCATTGAGTAGACGTGCATACTTCTCCCTGGTGATGGCTTCCTCTCTCTTCCCTGCATCCTCTATCTGTGAAAGTTCAAAGTCACGGAGCTCTCTACCTGCTTTCAAGCGGTCCTGTGCATCCTTCTCTCTCTTTGCCTTGGCTTTTTCTGCTGCCTCCTTTGCTTTGGCTGCTGCCTCTTTTGCTTTATCCTCTTCTTCCTTTGCATCGGTAGCCTCTATAATTTTTCGCTCATTGGCACCTTGTCGGAGTATCTTGTTCTCTGCATTGATTTGGTCCTGTAGCTCTTTCTTCCGCTTCATCCCATCCTTACTCCTATCGTATGCAAGTGCCTCAAGTTCTTTCTTGGCTGCCTCCTTCCTTTTGTTAGCTTCTCGGCTGAGCATCTTACTCTTTTCAAGTTCCATCTTAGTGGTATCCTTACCTGCTAACTTAGCCATGGCAATCTCATGGTCATAGCTCTCGGATACGAGCTCAGCTCTTTCCTTACTACTCTCTGCTACTATCTCATTATTTTTCTTAGCTTCAGCAGCATTTCTATCGAGTGCAGCAGTAGTCAATCCCAACCAATCAGTCAATGCCTCAAGTCCTGAGATGAGTAGGTTCAATGGCTTCATGGTAGCCTCAAGAGTTTTCTCTAAGACTCCGAACTTTTTCATGAGTATCACAATGATGGCAATGATAGCAGCCACCGCAGCTACAATGAGGAAGATAGGGTTAACCATGATCTGCATCCCTAACCTCATGAAGGCCCCTCCCAAGGTTTTCATGGTACCCATCAACTGACCGAAACCTTTACCGAGCTCCTTAGGGTTGATGCTCCCCAAGGTGGTTGCAAATATCTTAGCCTTTTCCTGTGCTCCCTCGAAGTCAAGCTCCATGAGGTCATCCTTCATGGATCTAAATGCATTCCTGGACTGCTGATACTTGGAGCCTGTGGCAAACACTGCCGCCTTCTCATTGGCATCCTTCAGCTTATCACTCAAAACCCCTGCCTGTGCAGCAAGCCTTGCCATCTCTTGAGGGTCGGTAGCATTGGCTAACTCACTCTTTAAGGCTTTTAGTTCTGCTCTTATCTGCCCAATACCTTGGACCTTCAATGGTATCTCAACTGTATTCATTATTGTGGGTAGTAATATATCATTATTGTTGTACTATTCAGGTAGCCATCTACCAATCCAACACCTATCTGTGTGGTGAATACCTCAATCACCTGGTTGGCAGGTAGGTATTGTGCAGTGATCAACCCATCAAAGATGTTACTGCTAATCATAACAGATAGCTCAGTCAGCGGTGTCAGTGGGTCATACTGGTCAAGGTATCCCCAATACTGCCCCTGTGCTATCCTTACCCATGTGATACTTCCGAAGCTCCCCTCCATGATGTATGCTGTAGGGTTAGCTATCCCTGCCTGTGTTAGGTTGGCTGTGTATCTCTTAGGTGTGTTGTCAACCGGCACCCCGTTGTAGCTATTACGCACCACAAGGTTGTCAACCACTATACCATCAGAGGTAACATCGTACCCATCACCTACTATCAATGTCTTAAACCCTGGAGGAACTACATTTCCCTTACCAATTATCTCACCTTGCATACCTCCCTCACCTGTCACGTTAGCATAGGCACTCTTCTGCTTGATGACAGTGTTGTTAGCTACCTGTTGAATAGGCCCAACGTTAGGCAGTCCAATACCAGGCTCATTGAAACCAGGTACGAATGGCATGAAGTCTATCTCAGTATCTATGCTGATGAGCTCTACCTTCGTGAGCTTGTTAGCATTGGCATCGTAGTCAATGACCTTGTTGATGTTCCACCAACTGTTATCAATGCGTATCTTATCATTGAGCTTCATCTTTTGGATGTCGCTCTCAGTGAGGTTGAACATAGCAGTCAACATCTTACCGTTGTTAATCTGCCCCATGGTCCTCCTCCAGTATCTGTTGTAAAGGTTATTCTCTGTTAGACTTGTAGGGTTGTAGTAGTAGAAGGAACAGGTCGCAAAGTTAATATCAAAGGTAGGGAGCAATGGGTCATCGAAGTGGCCTACATAGGGATAGGTCACTAACCCGGGTTGACCTACCACACCATAGTCATAGATGTTGTAAGCGTTGCAGGTTTTCATAACACCACTATCATACAGGATGCGTAGGTTAGTCTTGGGTGCAGCACCGCTAATCATTGGCACGTATGCATTGAAGGGGGTACGTATCACAGGT